GTGTCCGAGCCAAGGTTTTTGACCCTTTGGCTAACATCGCCAATGGTGTCGGATAGTTCCCCTGCCTCGGCTTCTAACTTCCGAAATTCTTCGGAGTTCTCTTGCCCGGCAACCGCAAGGTCAACGAGCGCACGTTGTAAATCACGGAGCCGTTTCTTTGCGGATTCCGTGCCTTGTGCGGTGGAGTCTTTAAGCCCTACTTCGAGGACGATTTCTTTAGTTACTGCCATTATCCGGGGGTTGGTAATTCAGGGTTTACGGGTGGTTCGTAGTCAGGATCCGCTGGGTCAGGGTCGATAGGGCCGTTCGGTAATCCAGCAGGGTCGCTCGTTATTGGGACGCTCGTTACAGGCACGAACTCTGCGAGGTTGAGAATCCTGCGTAGCGTTACCCGGCACGGCTTTGCTTCGCCTACCGTGTAGTCCCGAATCTCAAGCAAACGCCATCGAATGCCGTTGTAATAAATCGGCTTGCGAAAGTCGAGTTGGTAGATGTCCACGCAGTTCAAGAACACCGTCAACTCCAACTGCAAGGCTTCCTTGGAGGTCGTTTCGGTGATGTAATTCAGCCAATACTTGTTGTAAAGGTTGTTGTTCGTGTAGGTGATTGGTGTGCCGCTTGCGTTGACTGCGTTGTAGAAGACCTGCCTTGGAATACCAAAGGCAAGGTCCTCGGTGGGTGCATAGGGGTTGTCAATGTGGCTCACGAAGGGGACGTTGGCGACGTATTCACCAGTTGCAAACGAACCGCTCACGCCTGTTTGATAGAACCAAGACGTTGTTCCTTGAGCGATTGAGTTGTACTGCGCTAATCGGTATCCCGTGTTCAACTGCTTGACCGTACCGCTTGCCGTGCTGCCTTCCAAGTCCCAAGCCCTGCCGATGACCTTATCGGTCGTGAACGAACCCGGTATCAGCGTCCCGGCCATGGTTTCGCAGACGAACTCGGACTTGCCGTAGAAGTTTTGCGTCAAGAACTGACGGCCTCCGTAGCCTTCCTTGGCGAGCGGATTGCTTGACTTGTAGGTCTTGGACAGATAATCGCCCATATCCTTGTACTTAAACACAAGCGACTTGTATTGGTTCGGGTCGCCATTGGTGAGCAACTGCTCTTGATTCTCGTCAACCTTCTGCGTCCAGTCAACCACTCCGCTGGAATAGAAGTCCTTGAACGGCTCAATGTATAGGAGTTTTGGATCCTGTGCATCGGGCATGAAGTAAAGGTTGAACATCTTTTGAAGGTCAACGAACAGGTCGCTCTGCTTCACGTCAGCAGGCAGGGCGGTCCGCATATCAACGACTCCGATGCTTTGGGGGTTTTCAAGGCAAGTCCATAGAACGGTTGCCCCCGAAAGGATGGAGAATTGGGTCGTCAGCACCGATGTATCCTGCGTAATTACGAACCCAATATTTGCCGTCGTGTTGGCCGGTATGGTTACGTTTTGGAATCTAACCACAAACTGCCTTTGCGTCCTTGCACTTATGTTGGTGATGACCGCATTGTCAGTCGAATCCGTGAGATTGCGGATAGACATATTCGCAAAGAATCCTGCATTGACCGCAAAGGAACCGCTGACCGTTAGGGCCACTTCAACGTCCCAACGGGTTGGAACGGATGGAGCGACGAAGGTGCTGGAGGATGCGACCCAATAGCCTCCATTGTCAAAGTAAGGTGCAGGAGTGTCTTTGCTGAAAAGTATCGTTGTATTAGCGTCCTCCATAAAGTTGACGCTTCCAGTTGACTGCGCAAAGATGTTCGACCCGGACAGGGTAACTGGTATCGTCCCGGCAGAGTAGGGGATGACCAGTTTCTTGAATAGGGTTGAGTTGAAGAAATTGGATGAATACCGATAGCCTGCCTGTGCAAAAATCAGGTCCACCATCTTCTTGACGTAAATGCTTGGCCCCATCTTCCAATAAGGAACTGCAAACCACCCTTGTGTAATTACATCCGTGGCTCCGTAGGAATCCACCAAGCCGTAAACGTAACCGCTCGCACCCGATGCGGTCCAAGTCGCAGAAACATGGGCCGACGTAAGGGTGTGATTCATCCCGGTAACGCCAGCCGTGTTCACAAGCAGGTTGTTTTGGATGTCTTGGAATAGGCTCACGTCCTCGCTGAACATCCCGACCTCGTAAGTTACATCACCCTTGGTCTTGGACATGGAGAGCAACTGCATCGCACCGCTGAACACTTGGACCCCATCCTCCCACATCGCTGCACGAATCTTCTTGTTGGGTTGGAATCCACCGACGAAGGACTGCACGTTGTAGGCAAACTTGAACAGGCTTGCGTTGGTTGTCGTATTAGGCAACTCTATCGTCTTGGAGAAGGACCCCCTCCGCTTGGTAATGTCGATGATGTCGTCAATGGTGAACGTGATGGCGATGTCCGTGCCACCCATTGTATCAACTACATAGGGGACCTCAACATCGGAATCGTTGAGAGGGTAGGCGATGAGGGTTACGCTCATAGGATGTTGTTCTTGTAAGCCACGGCAACCTCGACCTGCAACTGCGTGAGGCGGTCATTCCTTCGGGTCGTGAATTGGTAGGTGTTGGCGTTGACGATGGCTTCAACGAGTTGCCCATCCAGTTCAAGCCATACCTGCCCGGACCTGACCATCTCAATCAGCCAAGCGGATTCTGCATCCGTCAGCCAATCGGAGTTGAGCGCGTAAACGTAGTCGAACTCTCCTGCCCAAACTTTGTCGTAGGTCGTGGTTGCGTAAACGTCCGAGTTGTACCCGAACGTCTGCCTGCTGATGTTGGCCCGCTTGCGGTTCTTCAATGTGAAGGTGTAAGAATCAATCCCTCCGTATTTGTTTTGGAAGTGAACCGGGATGGAGTTGAATCGCTCGCAAGGGCCAAGCGTGTACCTATATGATTTTGTCGTATTGCCTCCGCTATCTAAGAAGGCAATAGTATAGTAGGCTCCCTCTCCCGTTGGGAAACTCACCGACCCTGCCTGACTATCAGAGCATTGACCCGAAGTCAAGGATTTAAGGTTCATCGGTCCAGCACCAAAGCGGTTGATGGTATTCGATGCGACACCGCTTGGAAGTGCAACCTCAAAGGACCTCTGCGAAACGCCTGCCGAGTTATAGTACTCAACAACTGCTCCCGAATCGTAAACTCCACTACCTGACTGACCCATCGCAAGCCATCCATAGTTGTTTGAATAAACCGTGCGATTTGTAATTGATGTAAGGGCTTCGCTTACGCCATCGCTGACCGTGCTTGGAAAATAAAGGGTGCTACTCCAAGTCGCAAGTTCTAACTGCTCCAAGTTTCCTGCGAAGGAAACATTCCCCGACACGGTGGTAACGGTTCCCGTGTAAACGACAGGCGTGTTTCCGTATTCCTCCATAAAGTCAAGCCTGTACCCCGAATAATACCCGGCATGATCCACGAAGCCCGTTTGGGTCAAGGTTGGCTTGGTCGGTGCAATCAGGGTTTCAACAACCTTGGCAACGTCGAAGAAGCCGAAGTTGGTGGTCGGCAGTTTGTCGCACTTGAGCCGTGCAAGGGTGGTCCCTGCTGGGTTCTTGACATCGCAGACGTAGCGGTAGTTCGGTTGAGCAATCAGCGAACCGCTGACCTTGAAAAGCATCTTGTTGTAAACGGGGGTAGCCACTTGGGGCGACCCTGATAGGACGGTTGTTGCCATTTTATAGTTTGGTTGCTACGCTTATGGATTTGCCTAAGGTTTCAGCGATTGTGTTCACCAAAACGTCTATCATTTCGGGGGATAGGGCGTTAGACATGAAGTTCGTGGCCCGTGTTCCTCGCTGGAATACCCAATAGGCAACCGACCTACCATCCACCAACCCTTGCTCCTGCTTCGTCCGCATCCGCTTGAGTTTGCGTGAATAGGTCGGCACAACTGCTTTTTCCTTGTTGGCTATCCAATCAGCCATGGCTTGGGCAGGTGGGTAATTGTCTTTGTATTGGAATGGCGACCTTGGAGCCTTTACGCTTGACGTTTTGCCTCGCACCCCTTGGTCCACGTACTTCCAATAGGGGTTGGCCATGATAGCCACCACGATTTGCTTTGCGGATAGTTCGATGTCTTCGGGGGCGATGGATGCCGAGAGCGTTCCTCCTGCGTTGGCGTTGGCTGCTTCGAGGTTCTTCTTGGCAAGTTCGATGACCCGTTCTATCCACTTGACCAGCACGTCATGTGCCGGGGACTTGCCTCCACCCTTGGGGCCAACGATTGAACCAATCCCCTCCAAAGCGGTTTGGTCGATGCCTTTCATCGAACCGCTGCCGAACTTACCTACTGGTTGCCCATTGGCGAGAATGGTTGTTTCCATGTGGGTAAATGTCCCCCGTGCTGGAATGTGTAGTCAGGACAGGATTCGAACCTGCATGGTCTTAGTTTCTCCTAGTTGGCCCACTATGCCCGACTCGAACGGGAATGTTTGAGACCTAAATCCAACTCGTAGCGTCTACCGTATCAGGCACATACCATTACTCTTTGTACCGTCATTCCGCCACCTGACTAATGCAAATATACTATCTTCTTCTCGCTCTTTCCGCCTCCATCCTCTCCGCTTCTAAAATATCGTGAATCAGGAGGGCGTAGTTCAGGAACTCCACCGCCTTCATGGCAAAGATGGCATCGAATTTAAGCACGTCCTTATTTGCCATCCGCCACACGACCATGAGCCAACCGTACCCAGCGAGAGGGCTTACGTCAGCCCCTCGGCCGTCTTCATCAGGTGCTTGGAATAGTCGCTCAAAACTTTCAAGTAGGATTCTGAACTTAGCAAAAAAAAACTGACAACGCCCCAAACATCGCCCACCTTGGCGTGCTTCTTCATCAACTCGGCACGCTCGGCATGGGCAGCCCCGTCGTACTTTTTCGGGAATAATCCGAATAGACCGCCTTCCCGGCACAAGGTCGCCATGATTCGGTGCAGGTTTTGGAGCAGTTGCTTTTCGTCCGTGGTGTTTGCGTCCATGAGTTCAATCAACTGCCCAGCGGTTAACTCATCCGTGAACACCGTTGGGATCCACCACTTGCCCCCTGCTTTGAACTTTCGCTTGTACCCCAATGCAGGCAATGCGTTCCACTCGCTGATAATAGCCTTGTAACGCTTTAGGACGCTCTTGGCGGGCATCTCTCTCACGAACGATATATCCACCCCCTCAACGATTGCAACGACTCCTGCGCGCTTGTCGTAGTCCCCAAGGACGCTGCTGAACTCAATGGCTCCGATGCGTTGGAACTGGTCAATGGTGAGGTCTTGGAGTTTCATAACTTAACAATCCAAGAGGTGTCGGTGAAGTATTGCAAGGGTTCACCGAGGCAGTCCATGACCGCCTTTAGAACTTCGGGCATATAGGAGTCGTGCCCTGCAATGTAACCGCCCGGCTTAACCTTGGGCTTCCAAGCGTTGATGTCTTCCACGACCGAAGCGTAGGCGTGGTCAGCGTCAATGTACACGAAATCAAGAGAGCCATCGGCATATTGCTTGGATGCTTCGATGCTGGTCATCTTGACCTTGGTGATATTGGGGTAATCCGCAAGCATTGAGTCAAACATTTGCTCGGCTTGTGCTACTGCACCCCAAGACCAAGGGTCAATGCAGTGCAACTCTCCGCAGTGAAGCGCAATTACACGACTGCTGACCCCTGAAAAGCATCCAACCTCTACGCACTTGTCCGTTGGCTTGAGGTACTTTTGGCAAAGGTCAATGAGGCCGTCCACCTTATTTTCATTCTCAAGGGCGGTCCAATAAACCCTCGGTGTATTGCGTAATTCCTGCAAGCGTTCGGCTTTGTCTTGTTTCATCGTAAATAGTTGTAAAATGAAAGGTATTGTTGAATTGTTTTAACGATTTCGGTCTTGGCTCGCATCTCTTGTGCAAAGTAGCCATCCGCATCGTATCGGTTGAAAATCCATTGAGAGTCGCCTATGACTTTGCGGTCAGCCATAAAAGACCCAGAGTCAATCTGACCGAGATGCCACTCACCTGCATTTAGACGATGTATACCATCTTTATGGCACTGCTTCCAACATACCAAGTCTTCGGTGCAGTCCTTGACCGCTTCCCAAAAATCAGGATGCAGGATGGTATCATCATCAATTTGCAAGACATAGCCACCTTGAATCAGTTTGTTTGCGAAGTTCCTTTGGGCGTGTCCAGCAGAACCTCCTTCAACGTGGTAGGAGTGTGCCTCTGCATTTGCAGGAATTTCAACGGATGGAACCTCGTCTGCATCAAACACCACAATCCACCTGTAATGATTCTTGGGAATGTTTATTGAATCCGCAATGGCCCCAAGGCTTTCGGGTCTTGAGCAGGGTGTAACGATGTTGATGAAAGACATTAGAAGGTTATGACAAAGCGTTCGGGTGAAGGCCATCCGGGGTTGGTGTCGTGGACCTTGGTGTCGGGTTTCTTGCCAATCCAATGTTCGGCTTGCCAGCGGTGTTCTCGTACAGGCTCGCCCAGTTCCTTGATGTGGGATGACTTGGCCCACCAATAGGTTCCACCAAAGTAGGGGTAGCCTTCGGGGTTGTTGTGGTCAGCCATGTGAGGGAACTGCTCCTTGGTTATCCAATGGCAACCGACCGCATCTACACCTTCGAGCAGTTGCAGGCAGCGTTCCCATGCAACCACGTTGAAGAAGGTCATGCTGCGATTCCAAAGTTGGTTGATGAGGGACGGGTCGCTTGCCCCCTTGGTGTGAGCGTACAGGTAGACGGCTTCCTCTTCCTGACTTGCCCGGTACATCTCGGTAAGCGTCGCCTGCTCCCAAGCGTTGGTCCGGGTAACCACGACTTTGACCTTATCGGCAACCATCGAGTTCTCCAGCACCTCCTTGACCGCTTTGCGTTGTTCGGGTGGACCGACGATGCCTACACGGATTTCGTCCAAGACGTTGATAAGCCCGTAATTGCAGACCGCCATCATGTGCTGGTTGAGTATCAACTGCCAGTTCCCTCCGCAGTAGATGTGATAATAGTGAACGACTTTCATAAGGTCCAAAGGAGGGTTAGAAGGGTGATGATGAAGAAAACGGCTGCAAGCGTCTTGCCGATTTCGATTAGCAGATCAAGGATGCGTTCGGGGTTCATGCCTCAAAGTTACACCACAACATACTTTCCTGAATTACTGACCCTTAACTTGTTGAGTGCCACATACCGCATCGCATCGCAGGCGTGGTTGAAGGAATCAATGGGGACCCCCGTGTTCTTCCCTTCTTTGTCGGTCGCCCAAGTGTAGGACCGCAGTTCCTTGATGAGGTTGGTGGAATCCTTTGTAACCTGCAATTTAAAGCGTTTCAAGATGTCGATGCCGTTCCGAACCGAATCGGGACCTTTTTCCGCTGGCTTGATGTTAAAGCCAAGACGGTAGATTTCCTCAATGCTCTTGGGTTCTGCTGAATCGGCCACGATCTCCCAAGCCCGGGTAATGCCCAGCGACCGCAACTTGTCTGCGATGTCTTGGTTGGTCAGGCCCGTTGAGTAGAGCAGTTCCTGAATGAGCAGGCAGTCCCCTTGGCGGTAGATTGCTACCAAGGCCGTCGGGTCGTTGCTGAAGCCCCAGTCCAGTCCAAGGGCGACGAATTTCGCTCGGCTGACATCTATACCCTCCACCACCTCGAAGTCCTCGTATATCGCACCCTGAAGCGTCCCGACCTGACCGAGGCCATAGACCTTCCACCAGTTCGCCCAATATGCAGACGTTTCGGCTTTGGTCTTGGCTTTTTCAATCTCTCGGATGATGGCAGGGTCAAGGGCTTGGTTGTCCTTGTAGGTAACGAGCAGGAACTCGGCATCGGGGTCATTCATCAATTCGGTATGCGCCCAAAACTCTCGGACTGGATTGTAGTCAATGTAGATGGCGGTCCTTGTCCTGATTGCCAGTTGGTGATAGGCTTCCCATGTGATGTTGTTCGCCTCGTTTACAAATAGCACGTCCCTCCTTGCCCCTCGCATCTTGTCGCTTTGGTCAGCGGAAAAAAACTCGATGTAGGAGCCATGCGGAAAGTCATATCGGAGTAGCGTTCGGTTGTAAAGTTCCTCTTGGTAAAGCCCTGTCATGTTGAGCATCTTAAGAAAGTCCTTAAGCGCACCCCTGCGAAGGTGGGGGATGGATTCGGAAACTACCGAAATCTCAAGCGGTCCGCATTCGGGGTTGGCTGCATAGGAGTAGAGCAAGGACAGGATGGCAAAGGTCTTGCCTGCCGATGAACCGCCTTGGACTATTCGGACTCTCTTGCGGAATGCATCAATCTTGATTGCCGTTGTTGTTGGTGTCAACTTGTAGTTTTACGCCCTGCCAAATTGGTTGAGGCGATATGGTTGCAGCGACTTCCTGCTTTGGTTGACCGTACACCCTTGAGAGCAGGGTTTCCATGGAGTAGAGCGTTCCCTTTTCGATGGACTTGCGGATGGCCGAGGCGATGGTCTTTTCGAGGACCGTTGCCGTTGGGTTGTCCCAAACCGCCTTGACTTCCTCCAAGGTCATCGCCATCATGTTTTGGATGGTATCGTTGATTTCGGACCGCTTGTATCCTTGGTCAACCAAGGTGCTGACGTACTTGCGTGGACGACCATTGGGGTTGCCTGACTGCCCTTTCTTGAACTCGTGCTGCTTTATATCCTCGGCTCCCATTTGCTGTTATTCTGCTGTTTTGTAAGGCAGGCCGTTCCTCTTGACCTCCAAGGTCGGGTCAAGTTTAAGCATCCTGTCCACGATGACTTGGCAGTACTTCGGGTCAAGTTCCATGCCGTAGCATTTGCGGTTGAGTTGGTGGGATGCGACCATTGTAGAGCCGCTACCGAGGAAGGAATCAATAACCAAACCATTATCAGGACAACTGCTTTTGATTGCTCGCTCACACAATGGGATAGGTTTAGGAGTTGCGTGTCCTCCTTCGCTTCCGTCCTTTGTATGTCGTGCAAAGTGCCACACGTTGTTCATGTTGTCGTGAGTATTGTCAAAATACGCACGACTCTCATAAAACTCAGACAAAACAGAGTTACTTTTTTGCAGTGAATCAAAAGGCTGTGTAAATGCCTTCCCTTGTGCTGCGTCACGCATTTTCTCATAGTGTTCTTTTGTTGGCACCTGAAATTGTGATTCCGTAAAATAGTGAGAAGCACTTGTTTTACCAGTAATCTCTATCACTTGCTTTGTTGTCCATCCCGCTTTTTCCTTTTCCTGTATAAAATACTGCAATAGTGGCCTCCATTCTTCTGGAAATTGGTCTTTATTTTGAGCAATACTTTGCTTACCCATCATTATAAATAGGCATTTTTCATCCGCTGTTGCAAACATCCGGGTGCCTTCTGAATTTTGACCTTGACCGCTTCCTTTGTCCCATGTAATGAGATTTCGAAATGTTGCTTTGTTTTCCTTAATGTATGGCTTAAGGATATTGCAATAAATATCCATTAACGGTTCATCAATGCCCCAACAGTACCAAGACCCATTGTCTTTTATTTGTGTAAATTGTAGGCTTGTCCATTGCTTATTGAACTCAAGCAAGTCATCAAAATTCAAGTTGTCATTCAGGACCCCGTCCTTTTCCTTCTTCATTCCATAAGGGGGGTCATTGTGCGCCATGTCCGCTTTCTTTCCTTGCATCAATCTTAAAATGGCATCGCTATCCGTTGAATCGCCACAAAGCAAACGATGCGGACCAATTTCGAACAGGTCGCCCAGCACGATGTCGGTCTGCACTTCGTCAGGCATCTCGTAGTCATCTTCCTCCGCTTCTAGTTCCTTGGCGTTGTCAAAGTCGGGCAGGTCAAGACCCCACTCTTGCAGTTCCTCGGTATCCCATTCATTCGCAAGCATCTCCCAATCCCATTCCCCTCCGCTTACGTTGTCTTTGATAATGAACTGCCTTTGCTTGTCTTCGTCCCAATCCACGACTTGAATCGGCACGTCCTTCCATCCAGCCTCACGCATGGCCTTAAGCCTCATGTTGCCTCCAAGCACAACCATATCGGTATTAACCACAACAGGACGAACCTCGGCCATTTCAGGCAGGTCCTTGATGGACTGCACAAGTTTCTTGAACTTGTCGTCCTTGATGACCCTTGGGTTGTTCGGGTTGTTCTTGATTGTGCCTATGGGTACTCGTTGCATCAGTATTCGATTTTGTCGATTAGGTCGCTTATCTTGTTTACGATTTTCATTTTCACTTCGTACTGGTTCGGGGCATTGGACTCATCCACCGCTCCGATGCAGTCGCACAGGGTTGTGATGACCATCATCAGCGAGTCCATCCGAGCCTGCACCTGTGCCTCGTCATCCTTAGCCTTCGAGTTCGCCAAGTTCCCGAAGTTTATTCCTGCTCCATGATAAAGCAGACTTACCACCCCAAAGGAGGTAGGAGATGTAACCGCAGTCCGATGTATCGTCAGCGTTGTCGTAGTAGGTTTCAGCCCTTGACAGGTAGGAGTGCATCCGCTTGATGGTTTCCACCGAGATGGGTTCTCCCTTGGACAAAGTGGCTGCACGAACTTTGCCCGTCTGCGTGGCACACTTGTTGCCGTTCCTTTCGTTGAGTTCAATCCCTCGCTTGGCATTCGACCGAATCTCTTGGCCGTAGTCGGAATAAGACTCGAACTGCTGCCTCTTGTGATTCTCCCACGTTGAGCCGCAAACAGCCAATCTTTGAGCCGTATCAGGGAACTCCGTGTTGACGTTGTTGTTGGACATACAACGACCGATGAAGCCTTCTTTGCTTTCGTTATTGTTCGGGATTGGCAGGGGCATTCAGGGAGTGGTTTATGGTGTTTTGGTTGGCTTCGGCAAACAAGTCCGCTTGTAGGTAAATGTATTGGAGGGCCGATTTTACGCAGTCCGCACACCACCAGTTTGTGGGGGGTCGCCCGTGAGCCGTGAGGATGGCTTGCAGTTCACCAACCGCATCGGGTGGCAGTCGCATGGTCAGCGATGCCACATACTGGTCCCAATACTTGCGATGCTTTTGAGCAATTACGAACTGGTCGTTGGTCATTTGAAGGTCCATTCTCGGATGATTATTGCGGTGGCAGATGAGGCAAGGCCGAGGATCGGGGCCAAGTACCATTGGCAGGTCGGCAGGGTCAGGGCAAAGCCAAGCCAAAACCCGAAGCAGGTCATGCACGAAAACGGCTTCCGCTTGGCGAATGGCAAAGCGTAGAACCATCCCGGCAGGACCCGGAACTCCACGACCGCAAGGGTAGCGAGCGCACTAATCAGGATGGGATAGACCAGTATATCCATTGGACTCGATTGCGGTTTTGATTTTGGCCTTGGCCTGTTCGATGGAGTAGATGATGGACCTATAAGGAATGCCCGTTTCACGGGACATCGCCTTCATATTGCCTGTCTGCATGAGCAGGTTCAACAGTTCTTTGTCGTACGGGAACGCTCCGTCCTTGGCCCAAGAGTCCATCTCGCTCTGGGCGATGGCCCAAAGGTCGTCAAGCAGGGTGTCGTAGTCCTTGCTTAGTTCTTGGGTTTCGGGGTCAACCTCGACACGCTCGTCGTGGTGTCGGTACTTCTTGGCAAACTGGTTGTTGTTGCCCCGGTACAGGTTCATGATCAGGCGAACGATGTAGAAGCGCAGGTATCCCTGCACCTGCATCTTGGCAATCTTGTCGGGGTCTTTTTCGAGCAGAATGAGGACGACCTCTTGTTCAAGGTCCTTCCAAAGCGGATTGCCCCCCGTGATGGTGAGGCAAGCCTTGCGGATTTCTCCGCTGCGATAAAGGTCAAGGATGACGTTCTCTGCGTTCACTCACGCAAAGATGGAAGGGGTTCTCGCTAATGTTGCAAAAAATCCCGTGTCCTGTTCAAAACTTGTGTACGAAGGAATTTAATGTCCGGCCTTGCTCTCATGTTTATCGCAAGGATTTCGAGGTTATGCATGACCGTTGCGTGGTTCCTCTTGATGATTCGCCCGATTTGGCAGTAGGTGTAGAGGTATTCCGAGTAGGCGATGTCGGCAAAGATGCTTCGAGCAAGGACCAGTTCTTGGGTCTTGACTTCGCTCAATATATCATCGGGGCTGACTCCGACAACCTCTGCGGTATATCCGAGTATGGTTCGTGAGATTAGGTCCATGTTAGAACGGGTTAGGGGGTAGTGGCATCCAATGGCTGACTTCGGAGAGGAACCAAGATTGGTGTTCGTAGGACCAAAGGTGGCGGTTCTCAAGCCAGCCCATAAATTGATTCATGTCCGTTGTGAAAATCAAGACGGGTTCACCAAGTTCCGGCATACGCTCGGAGCATTTTACCCATTCCATGGTCAGGCGTTTTTGGCTTGGAGGATACGACCGAGCAGGGTCCAGTTCACGGACCACGGCTTAATGGTTTCGGATTTATCGGGACGGTTGCAGTTGACGCATTCCTTGCGGATATGCAGTTGCCAGCGTCGGAAATCGGTTGGTGTGGTTTTCATGGGTTTTGGGTTTATATGGGACAATTTGCGTGGTTTTGGGTATTTTATGTCAACTTATAGGCTGACGCTGGGGGAGGTTTGGTAAGACCAGAGGCTGACGATTGGTTCACAAATAAGCGAGTTAGCGGTCAGTTTGCACATAAGCCTTGCAATTCGTGCAAAATACTGGGAATAATGAATCCCTTTCCGTTTCGGCATTTCTGCAAG